GAATGATGTTATTAGACAGATTAGAGAAGAATGGTGGGAAAGATACCGCCATACAGTACGATATAAAGATATTACTAAAGTCACTACATTAGAATTAGATAGTTCTAAATTAACAAACGCACAATGGACTAGAAGTGTAGCTTATAAAGCAATGGCAGATTATATTTTTCCAATATTAACTAAATGGAAAGACCCACAAGGCGGAGATGGACAAGATGCTTTCCAAGTACAAATAGAATTTTACAGAGCAAAATATGCAGAAGAATTTAATGCAATATTGCGTGATGGTGTTGAATATGATGAAGATGGAGATTCATCCATATCAGCTAGTGAAAAAGAACCCATACATACATTAAGGTTGGTGAGATAATGTGCGAATTTTGTAATGGTGAATGTGTCTGTAGATAATGGTAGCGAATGTTCGCATCAAGGACAATTCTGTTCAAGTAAGTAAATCAGTTAAAAAAGTTTCTAAACAAGTACAAAGAGCGATTAAAAGAGCGTTAGCAAATGCAACTGCTTTTGAGATTGCGTCTATTAAAGACCGAACTCAAAGCAAAGGTGTAGACTTTAGAGGGAGAGCATTTAAGCCTTATTCACCTAAATATAAAAGAAGATTAGTTAAAGAATCTGGTGTTGTTGATTTAACTGACACTGGACAAATGTTTAGTTCATTAACAAGTAAAGTCACTCCCAGTAAAGGTCAATTATTTTTTAGACAAGCATCAGCTAATAAAAAAGCATTTTTTCATGATGTTGCAGGTGTTGGTAAAAGTAAAGTTATCCGACCCTTTTTTAGTATAAGCAAAAAAGAAGAAACAAATATTGAAAAGATATTCTTTAATGTGTTAGAAAGAGAACTGAGATTATGAGTATTAGAGAAGATATAGCGGCAAATATTATTACTGTATTAGATGCAGTAAGTTCGCCTATTGAATTAAAAAAAATAACTAGAGAACCTTTTGAACCTGAACAATTAGCTGACCCTCAATTTCCTGCTATTTATATTTCTACAGGTGACGAGGTACGAGAGGATTATACTCTTGGTGATACTGCGGCAGGAAAAAGAAGTGGTACAATAGATTATGTTTTAGTGGGTTATGTCAAAGGCACAGAAACTAATTTAGATACAAAACGCAATCAATTAATTGAGGTTATAGAGGAAACACTTGATGTAGATAGGACTAGAGGTGGTAATTCTCTTAATAGCCAAATAGTAGAAGTTAGTTCAGATGAAGGCACATTATATCCTTTGGGTGGAATAAGAATTGTGGTAAGAGTATTTTATGAATTTGTACGAGGTACAGCATAATGGCTAAAAGAGTAAAGCTATACAAAGATGGTAATTCCATAGAAGTATGGGATAATAATATAGACAAGTTTCTTGCTAATGGTTATAAACTAGAAGCAGAAAAAAAACCTACCAAATCTAAAAAAAAGGTAGAAACAAATAACGAAGGAGTAAACGAATGGCAACACACGTCGGAACCGCAGGAGTAGTCAAAATTGCATCAGCAACTGTAGCTGAAGTAATAGGTTTTAACATTGACGAAACTAACGATACTGTTGAAGATACATCATTAACTGATACTGCAAAAACCTATATTGCACTAAGAAAAGATGCCACTGGTACTATTGAATGCCATTGGGATGAAACAGATTCATCAGGTCAAGAAAGCCTTGATGTCGGTGCTTCTGTCACATTAAATCTTTATCCTGAAGGTGCAGATAGCGGTGATGCTTATTATACTGGCACTGCTTTAGTGACAGGTGCATCAGTAGCAGTGACAATGGATGGTGTAATCAGTAGAACATTTAATGTTCAATTTACTGGTGGCGTCACACATACAACAGTCTAATCTATATGCCCAAGAAAGATTATCTTGAAGGTGCTATCAATCATTTTAAGCACCAAGAGATTAAAATTATTGAAGTAGAAGAATGGGGATTAACAGGCGAAGATGCCATTTATGTTAAACCATTTACACTTTTAGAAAAATCAGAAATCTTTAAAGGCTCTAGTGATAACGACTTAACTGTCTTAATTGATGTCATTGTAAAAAAGGCACAAACAAAAGATGGTGAGTTAATGTTTGATTTAGAAAGTAAGATTAGAATGAAGAAGTTTGTTGACCCAGATGTTATTAGCAGAGTTGCTAGTCAAATCCTTTCCTCAGATACGAATACTAAAGACTTAAAAAAAAACTAAATTCTGATTCAAATTTCAGATTTCATTTTTTCTTAGCAGAAAAGCTACATAAAACTATTAGCGAAATAATGCAAATGCCAGTAGAAGAATTTTCTATGTGGATAGCCTATTACAATCTCAAACATGAAGAAGAACAAAAAGCATTGAACAAAGCGAAGATGCAAGGTAAAAGAAGATAATGACAAAAAAACTCAATATTGACATTATTGCAAGAGATAAATCCAAACAGGCTCTTAATCAAGTTCAAGGAAATTTAGATAATACTAAAAAATCTATTCTAAATGTTAAAAATGCACTTATAGGATTAGGTGTAGGTATCGCTGTTAGGTCTATCATTAATGTAGGGAAAGAAGTAGAAAATCTACAAGTTCGTTTTAAATTTTTATTTGGTTCAGTTGAAGAAGGCACATTAGCTTTTGATAATTTATCTAAATTCGCATCAAAAGTTCCATTCTCATTAGAAGAAATTACTGCCGCATCTGGTAATTTGGCAGTTGTAGCCAAAGATGCAAACGACCTTAATAGAATATTAGAGATTACAGGTAATGTAGCCGCAGTCACAGGACTTGATTTTACAACCGCAGGTTCACAAATTCAAAGAGCCTTTTCTGGTGGTATTGGTGCGGCAGATATTTTTAGAGAAAAAGGTGTTAGAAGTTTATTAGGATTTAAAGAAGGTGCAAAAGTTTCTATTGATGAAACAGTTGCCGCATTTGAAAAAGCATTTAGTGGTGATGGTAAATTTGCAAACGCAACAGATGATTTAGCAAAAACCCTCACAGGAACAACATCAATGCTTCAAGATGAATTGTTTAATTTTCAAAAAAATATATCAGAACAGTTAATTGGTACTTTAACTGATGAATTAGGCGATTTAAAAAAATTTTTAGAAGCTAATTCAGAAGATATTAAAGAAATAGCTAATACAATAGGCACTACATTAGCAGAAGGTATATTATTATTAGGTGCGGCAGTAAAAACTACTGCTGATATTTTTTCTTTCTTCAATAGACCAATTTATGAAATTGTAAATCAACTAACAGGAATGGATGATGTTATAAAAGATTTAAGAATAAATAATCCAGAGTTAGCCAAAACATTAGATGATTTAATTTATAAGTTTACACCTTTAGAGCCTATAATCAGAAAAGTATCTGTTGAAACAGGACATCTTTCTCATAATTTTAAACAAGCAAAAGAAAATATAGAAGAACAAACAGAAATTGTTGATAAAAATAGTGAAGCACTATCAAAAAACATGGAATTGGCAAAAGGAATGCAACAATTTGCAATTCGTAATAGTAAAATAATGAAAACTATAAATCATGCTGAAATTGAAAGACAAAGAGAATTAGATGAAGAAGTGCAAAGAGTTTTAGATAACCAAATTAGAAAAGCAAAAGAAAGAGTTGAATTAGAAAAAAGAGCACAAAATGAAATAGTTGGATTAACTGATAGTGCATTAAGTGATTTAGCTAAATTAAATAAAACTGCATTTAGAGCCTATCAAGCATTTCAAATTGGACAGGCTATTATTAATGCTCATGCAACCGCTTCAAGGGTTATGGCTCAATATGCAGGTTTATTCCCATTAAACATAGCTATGGCAGGAGCGGCTTATGCGGCAGGAGCGGCAAGAGTGGCGGCTATACGTTCAGCACCTGCACCAAGAATATCAGGCGGTAGAGTTAATGCAGGTGAACCTTATATGGTTGGTGAAGGCGGTAGACCTGAACTTTTTGTACCTCAGTCATCAGGAACTATTGTACCCAACAATCAACTAGGCTCACCAAATGTTAATATTACTATTAATGCTAATGATACAGAAGGATTTGATGAATTATTAGTTAAACGTAGAAGTGTTATTGTTAATGTGATAAATGATGCTTTAAATAGTCAAGGAAAAGAGGCGTTAGTTTAATGAGTGGCACATATCCAACATCACCAACATTCAGGGCATTAGGATTTAGTTCTGAACAAAAAACAATCACATCTACGACAGACAGTGGTAAGATGTTTAGTGTTCAAGTAGATGGTCAAAGATGGAAGTTCTCAGCTTCATATGCACCCATGGGAAGAACTAAATTTGCTCCTGTTTATGCATTTATAATTAAGCAAAGAAGTCAAAAAGAAACATTCCAAATAGTACCCCCAGTTATATCTAGTGCTAGAGGACATGAAGTAAATAATGTTGCAGTTAATGGAGCACATACCGCAGGTGATACAACCATAGCAGTAGACGGACATCATAATAATTCTAATGGTGCATTTAAAGCAGGTGATTTA